AATTTAATTAGAATTTATTGGTGAATAAATGTTAGTAAAAACATGCCTCCCGAGAGTTCGGAAGGCAGGACGCAAATTGAAACACTTTCAGTGCAGCAGTTCTGCACAAAAAAAACAAATCAATCTGGCTGTTAATATGTTTTTACAACACGCCGCTTGAGTTGAAGCCGAAGGTATCTCTATAGGGGAACTTTTCGCAGCCGATATAGAGGGTGTCGAAAGCGTCCGTGCCATCGGTGCGATGCTGCAGCAGATCTTCCTCAGTCTCGGCGAGTTTCTCACCGCCCTTGTCCTTGCGGAAGCCGTTGCGGCCGCGAACGACTCCGGCAGTCTGGATGGCGAGAATGAGGTCATCATTGTTTTGGCGGTTGAACATCGGCATCAGCCGTTGTTTACCGGCAAAGCCCTGGTTGATGAGCAGATATTTCTCGTCGTGACGCATTGGGTTTCCAAGGTTGATATCCTCGACTTGCCAACCATGCCGCTCAAACTCATGGCACACCACCCAATGGAAGTCCTGCTCGTTGACGGCATAGTTGCCGCCGAGAGCAGTACTGTCGTAGTAATACACAACTATCTTGCATTCGTGGTGCATGTAGTAGCGGCAGAAGTCGTCAATCAAGGCAGGGATTTTACGCTCGAACTTTGTGTAAAAGGACTTGATCACATTTAGCCTACGGCCGCTAGGCTGGCCCGCCACAATCCAATTGATATTGGCGTTGTAGTCCATGCCGATGCAGATTGGGGCGTAAGGGCTCAAGTCCTTGTCGGCCCGGCTATCGAGTAGGGCTGCGTCGAAGTCGTAGCCTAAGCTGTCGAGGTACTCGAAGTCGCTGGCGTTATACTTGTGGGCCTCACGCATGGACGAATAGAATCCGTCTTTGGCTATGCCTATGCGTTGACAAAGGATGGATGTCTGAAACGTCTTGGGTGTGAGGTCACGTTTCATCTGCTTGATGTACGACTCGCCGAGCAACTGCAGGTTCTCAATCGAGGAGTACTCCTTGTAATAGACGGCAACAGAACGCATCTTGTTGAGATTGCGGTCAAGTTGTCGCAAATAGTCTCTCAAATAGCTAGGTATAGGTTCACAATTGGCATTGAGCCGTCGAATGCGTTCCTTGGTCTTCCATATCTCATAGATGGTACCTTTTATCGTCTCTATGAGGTCAGTGTCCATCTTGTCCTGATAATGGAGGAACCACGAGCCTTTCTGCGTCTGCGGCATATCACTGAGTATCATTACTGAGTGATTGAACGAGTGGTGCCCGAAGTAGGACTTGATGCCACCGTTGGCAGGCAGCGTCTCGTCCTTGAGTCGCTCGTAATCGATGAACTTGGCCTCATCGATCAGGAGCCACGAAAGGGTCAACGAGTTGCTGGAGCCAGGTCGGTCTTGTGAGATGATGATGGCGCAAGAACCGTTGTAGAAGGTGATGACATGCTCATACTCAGCTGGTTCAATGATGGGCTTACCGAAGGATTTAGGCGGCCGTCGCCCAATGACGTAGTGTATGCCGTTCACGAAGCCCCACCGTTTCCATGCCGCCAACAGGCCCGGGATGGTGTTCGTCAGACCGTGCTTGTAGGTGGGCACTACAATGCCGCCGGTGCTGCCAGCCATGCGTTGCATATTGCGCAGCACAAAGGGCGAGGCGATCGAATCCGTCTTGCCGGTTCGTCGCCCCGCCACAATGACGGTGGTATTGGCTCCAATCAACTGAGTCAGGCGTTGAGGGGTGTTAAAGTATATTTTCTTCTCCATCGGCTTTATCGTCAAACTGGGTGGTGGGTGGGAATAGTGTGGACTCCTCCAGATCAGCCTCTTCAAACTCGACATCCTCAATATCGATGTTCTCTGCCTGGTATTTGTGCAGCAGTTCCTGAATGCGCTCTTGTAGCCTTGGCATCGGTTTGATGCCCAGCACTGACGGGTCGTCTGTAGCGGTAAAGGGCTGCACCACGATCATATCATAAGGGACCGCCTGCTCGTCCTCCAAGTCCACACGGTTGTATTTGGCATAGGAAGATGCCGCCTTCTCCATCGTCTTCGTGTCCTTGCGTTTCTTCGCCATCTGGTAGGTCTCAAGAATCATCTCGTTGTACCGATAGCGATGAAAGTCACGGCTGGCCTGTGCCAGGTGCGGCAGCAGCGCCTTGATGACACCGAGATCCCGATAAGCTAGCGACTTGTGTATGCCAAAGCGGCTCACCGCATTCTCAATGAACTGGCGGTCTTTAGCGTCAGGATTTGCGATAAACCAGTTGTATTCTTCACGGATGCGCAGGATGCGTGCAACAACGTCATCAGTGTAGCGTTGCTGCAACTCGTCCTGCGCCGTGAACAGGTCGATGCGGCATATTTCAAGCGTCTCGAGCTGTGCCATGGCTACTCGTCATCTTCCATATCCAGCAGGTTGCGGTGGGCATTTTCGATGGCCAGCGGAGAGCCGACCTGCGCCAGCATCATCTCCTGGTGGTGGAGTTTCACTTTCGATGCCGCTTTGCCACGGAGGTAACGCTGGCTTACCTCGGTGGTGCGGTCAGCGATATCTGAGCGGAGAACTTCGGCAGGTATGCCGAGGATCACCGCCATGTCCGATATCTTCAGGTAGATTGAGGCGAACTGCTCAATCTGCTGCAATTCTTCTTGCGAATAGTTCATTGAGCGGAACGGAATGATTGGTGATTAAATCCTGGATCTGCGCGTGTAGCGTGCGGAAGATGTCGAGGTCGGTTGTCACCACGGCACTTTCACATCGGTTACCGCGTGTGAGGTTCTGTGACGTGATGATACTGACCACTTCGCCCTTCTGGCTGCGCACGAGCAAGACCTTGCTGTGGTTGTCGGCCAGGTAGGTCGTGTTGATGACCTGAGTGATGAACGCCCAGAGCTTGAGGGTTTTGTTGGTGGCCTTATGGTCAAGCACCAGGTTGAACTTGGTGACGAGGCCCGACTTCTCGATGAAGAACAGCCTGCGGATGAACTCTTCGGAGATCGAGAATGAGGTCTGCCACACCTCGGACTTGCCGAGCTGCTGCAGTACCCAGTCGAGTACGTCGGCCACCTGCAGGGCGTTGGAGAGATAAGCCTGGTAAGGTTTATCTCTCAACGGCTGCAAAAAATCCGATATGTCGGCGGTGCGTTTCATCTTTTTGTTTTATCTTTGCGGCGCAAAACGATGTGGGCTTGTGGTATAGCAGTGTCAGCACATTCGACTCGGCGGTATTATACCACATGACAGAGGCAAACTGTGTGCAGTCTATACCTTATCCATCGTTAAGCCATCACCTCATTTCTGCACTACAGCTGGTATTAAGGCTGTGCAGGATTGAGAATAAACAACCCTTATCGCTTGAGGCTGTTGCAATTGGAGCATCGAGGTGCAAGTGTATAAGGGTTTTTCTATTATAAGATTCCCAATTCCTTGAGGTCTTTGGTCAGCTTCTCGGCCGGGTTGATGACCTTGGCATAGTTGGCGAGGATCTGAGCCTTCAGTTCCTCACTGGGATTCTTGCGATAGCGTCCCTTGGCAAGGTTAATCAGACGGACGGCCTTCTTGCTCTCCTCGCGGACATCGGCGGTGAGGCGCTGCTCGCCGTCCATGCCGGTGTAGTGGTCATACTGCTCCCAGTTGGAGTGCAGCCGTTTATCAAGGGCGATGAGTTCCTTGAGGAACGGGTAGCGCTCACTGTCGGGGCATGTGGCGTTCTCCAGGGAGAGCGAGCGCAGCTTCAGGTGCAGCTCACGCATCTTCTGGACGATGCCAAGGTTCTCCACATAGAGGGCCTGGATCTCATCGGGCAGCTGGTCGTGGTCAGCACGCTTGCCGGCCTTGAACTCATTGGCAGGTTGCTGCTGCTTGACCTCAAGATTGCGGTTGACCACAATCTTGTCGACCTCTGCCTGCATCGCCTCGACCTGCTCATGAGTGACCTGGTTGAGGCGGAATGACAGGCGCTTCTTCAGTTGGTACTCGATGAACTCGGCACGTCGTTTCGGATTAACCATGAGGTTGCGGTACATGATCTGGTTGCCCGTGAGCTGGAGCAACAGGAGTGCGCCCTGGGCGTAATCACGTTGCTCAGCGTCCTGGGCAAGCCAGTTCTGCACCTTCTCGGTAAACTTCTGGTTCATAGTTTGTTTACGTTCTATAATTTATTATTTACATTTGTAAACCAGACGAGGTTTTTGCCTAGCGGCTGAAGGAGCCTCCTCATGGCCGCCAGTGTCTGCCCGGTTGTCACAAAGTCATCGTAAACAATGACGTTGGGCTCTTTGGGCAGCACATTGAGTTCAAAAACCGCGTTCACTCGTTGCTTGGTGTGGCAAAATGCCACATCCTCGTAGAACGGAATCTCCAGCATCTGGCCCAGTCTCTCGCTGATGAGCGTGGCGAA